GTACAAACGCATCTGGTGGAACTTATGGAATGACCCTTGCTCCACCTCATTATGGTGTGCCTGTTGCTTCGACGACTACGCCTTCGATGGATGGAGCAGCATCCTACGGTAGCGGTACAACCTGGGCAAGAGCAGATCATATCCATCCGACCGATACGAGTAGAGCTTCCTCTACCAGCCCACAAATCACTGGCGCGGCGGCAATAACCAGTTTTGCCGGTACGGTTAGTTCAAGTAGTACAACAGTGACATTCTCCAGTGCTGCTGATGCTGTATTGGCGGGGTACGCAGCATCTAATCCAAACCTCGGCTTCACTGTCATTGCAGGCGGGACCACGGCTTATATCCTGAGTTGGACTAATTCAACTCAATGCGTTGTTAATGCTGCGCCAAGTTGGTCGTCTACAGCCATAACCAGCGTGCAGGCTCCTATAACTGCGAGGTCTAACTCTTCAGGTGTTCTGGAGATGGCTGAAGTTGCAGATGGGCATATGTATTTTGCTGGCAACGTCGGCATCGGCACTTTGGGATCAGGATACAAATTGGAAGTTGACCAACCATCAGGTGGTCTTATAACTAAATTCGACGCAGGCACTACAAGTGCGTATGTAGATTTTGGCTCTTCTACAGGAGCGGGTCCATTTAATAATGCTGTGGGCTTTGGTTTTTATGATGATACGAGAGCCAGTCGCAGAGGTTTCGTCAACTATAATCTTTTCTCTGACCAACTTCAGATTAGGGTTAATAGTGTAGATTACGCCGCCGTCATCAATTCATCTGGCAATCTTGGAATTGGGGATAATACTCCATCCTCTAAACTCTCCGTTCAAAGCTCCACGGTACTTGGTACTGAGTCCTGCGCTTATCCTTCGACATTTTCCAACACAGTTTGGACCCTGGCTGGTGACTTCGCAGTCAACGTCAGTGCGGCCACGTTTACTAAGTCCAGCGGAGCGGGAACAATCACTCAGACTGCCGCTAATCAGGCGCAGGTTTCAGCGGGAAATCGCTTGTATCAGATACAGTACATTGTTTCAGCTACGCCAACCGTCGTCGGAGCTACGATGACGCTGACAACGGGATTCGCTTCTTCCTCAACCACTTTACCGATTGTGGCCGGAACAAATACAATACTATTCAGGTCGGCAACGGCACCAGCAAACATTGTGCTGAGCGTTAGCGGTGCTACCTCCGGGGCGTTCACTCTTACTTCGGTATCCGTTAAAGAATCTCAGGGCGGCTCTATCTCTCTTGGCGCCGATATTAAGCTTGGCCCAACGCTCATGCCTGCGGGCACAACTGGAAACGTGACGATCAACAAGTCGAGTGGGCAGGTGAGGATTGCTGCGGCAGGGACAACAGTTACCGTAACAAACAACATCGTGACAGCCAACAGCATCATCATGGCTATGGTGGCTTCGAACGATACAACCGCTCAGGTAAAGAATGTAGTACCAACGGCAGGCAGCTTCACGATAAATATGGTGGCTGGGGTAACAGCCGAAACACCAATTAGCTTTGTGATTTTTAATTAGGAGGTTTTATGATGAGAACCCTACTTGCAATCATCCTTGTGCTTATAGCAGCCGTAGCCTTCGCCCAAACGCCTGATCCTGTGCCTACTCCTCCTGCCTGGACACCTACGACAGATTGTAGTGCGTGTACTCAGGCAGCACCATGCTCAATTATCTATATGACGTCGGATGGTCTGACGACCTGCACCGGCGAGACTTATTGCCTGGACGGGGCTTGGGTTAATACATGGACTGGGTGCAGTCCTGTATCGTCAACAAAGCCATAGCCCGGTCTTCGAGATGGTTTTAGTTTCCTGAAATAGCAGGCTGATTATTTTAGTTTTCGGGTGGATTTTGAAATAAGGGAGTGAGAGGTGTACCGGAGAGGAGAAATCCTCTCCGGTTTATAATAATTTCAACCACTTAGTTCACACTGATTCTACGCGCTTGAGTGCTCCGCATTGCTCCATTGCCGCGACGCCGACGGCTACCACCTGGCGGATTTCATGAAGCGCCGAACTGTCACCGTGTCCGGTGACGTAAGCCCGCTTTGCATCCGTCATGCACTTGTCCATGATTAGGAGCCACCCACTAACTGAATGATTGTGGCCAGGCCATTTTGCTTCTTGATACTCGCGTTCTGATCCGATTGCTTGCATTACAGCGTAAGTCATCTGCTTATCCCTTCGTAAGGTTTCAATACGTCCCTAATTGCTGCCGGCCAGTCGTAGTCTCTGAGTCTGTAGAACATCCCTTTTTGCCCGGGGATTTCCAGGTAGAGAAGGTCCCCCTCGAGCAGGATAAATTCTGCTTGCATTGAGTTAATTACTTTAAATGTTTTTTCTCTCATAAAAAATCCTTTCGGCGGCGGTTAAAACGCAGGTTCACAGGTAGCTGCCTATTCCGTTAATCGAATCAAACATCTCATCGGCGTATGATCCCAAGAGATTATTGCCTAGAGTGTCAATCAGTTGAGCTTGGGAAATTTGCCGGTTCGCGCCGTAAACCGGATACGCAAAGCTGATAGCCAGGCAATCGGCCCGGTTGGGAGATTTCAATTTCCGGTCTTTCATACTTTCCTTAGACTCGATTTGTATTTTACCATCGAGTCGGGCCACAGTCTCAGGGCCAATTAATTCATTATACAGATCTTTGTCCTCGGGTATAGATCCGCCACCTTTCAACCAGTCGCGCATGAGCTTCCACATCTCGGCTCGTTTATTTAAACAGCCCGGATCGCTCGATGCTTCATTGAACCACACTCCCTGCCAGGAGCGGTTAAGAGTTCTCCCTGCCGATATGATGCCGGTCCCGCCGCCGCCGTAATCTACAAAAACCTTATCAGCGCGTTCTAAATCCTGAATATTGGCTATGAGAGTGGCGATTTGGATGCTGTTGTCGTTGTAGGGAATGATTCTCAAAATTCGGAAAGAAAGCCCTTGCCGGAGTCCGATCACGAATTCATCAGTCCCCGTCCACGCCGGATCGACGCAGATTATTTTAGCGGCAAACGAGTAAGACTGAAGTGTTAGCGGTCTTCCGAAAGCAGCGTCAACGTCCTTAACGGAGATGAACTGTCGAGCGGAAAGAGACGGGAACATACCCCGGACCCGCACCTTTACAAAATCGCTGTCCACCCCATAATCCTCGATCCATTCCTTTATCAGGTTTTTGTTCGTGTATTTGCAAGTTCGCGTGTCGATTTGCTTGTGGTTCCACCGCTTTGCCCGTGTCCCGGTAAAGCAATCCTTGAATGCCCCCGTGTTCCTGGTAGGGTTTCCAAAGGCAACCCATATTATTTCCGTGCCCTCATCGGTTAGCGCCCCTTCTGTGACTCCCCATATAGTGTCAGGGATACCCGAACTTTCGTCATACAGGCAAAGGATACGCTTGCGGAGATTGTGCAACCCCTGAAAGGCTTCTGTGTTCTGCTCAGACCACGTTACGCGGTCAATTCGCCAATCCTTCAATTCCGGGACCGGAGAGCAGATAGTTTCACCACGCAGATCCAGCATATCACCAACCAGCCACTTGCACAGACGATACCACTTTGTCAGTTCGGGCCATGTCTTAGTTTGAAGTTGGGTTTCCGTGTTCGCAGTGACAACTCCGTTCGCACCCTCAAAGGTGGACAGTCCCCATAAGATCAGCCACGCGATTACTGCCGACTTTCCAGGACCGTGACCTGTCGCTCGTGCTATCCGGATAATACAACCCTTGCCGTCTGCTTCCTCTAACTGCCGCCCGATATCCAATAAGATTTCCGTTTGCCATGTATCCGGCCCGTCGAACCCGGCCAGTTCCCCCTTCCCCCACGCGAAGGCGCCCAGAACCCAATCGTAAGGAGACCGCTTGCATTCTTCCAGGAAAAGCCCCTTGTTCGCTTCGTCAGCTACGGGTTTTGTCTTGCCGGTTTTTATCTTAGCGACTGACATGTTCTAGCCTTCCCTCAATGTCATCTACAATTTTTCTTGTGAATGCCCGCCCCCGGCTGCTCGATAATCCCTCAGCGTTCAGCGCCTCAGCCGCGAGCCTTTGCGACAACCCCCCAGCCCGTAGTTCAATCACCCTTGCAACTACTGCCGGGTTTTTCTCGACGAACGGCACCTGACCCTCACAACGCTTGCCTGAAGCCCTGATTCTATCGCGTGCAGCCTTTAATTTGAGCACAAGCATGGACTTTTCATAAGCAGCAAAAGCACTGAAAATCTGCCGGATTAACACCCTGGTCGGATCACTGGATAGAAGATCGTCCCCCTCATGTACGGAAACGAGGTTAAAACCCTGTTTTTGAAAGTCCGCTACAATCATCTCGCTGACCATTAAATCTCGTGCCAATCGGTCCAGTTTCTCAATCAACACAGTTTTAACACCGTTTTCGGCAAGACTCAATAACAACTCGCCCAATCCCGGACGGTCAGCAAGCGTCCCCGATACGCCCTCATCACGGAAGACACGCACCACCTCGAAGCCATGTACGGCAGCATAGGCATTAATGGCCCCTATCTGCCTTTCCCACGTATCCCCCGATATTTGACCGACTCCGCTACAACGGCAATAGGCGTATGCTTTAGTCATAAAACCTCCCTTGCCTACGCGCCTCAAGCTCACGTTCGGCTTTGTCGCGCTCCTGAATGGTTTGGCTGAGATTTTCCACAAGATTCTTATTGAGGATAAATTCTGCTCGCATGAGGAGTTCGTCTTTCATTTTCTGCGCCGCCATTTGTCCGATTAACTCGTTAGCTGCACTGTAGGCGGATTGCAGCCTCTCAATCTCCGC